TAATGAGCGCATCACTTCCTTCAGTTGCGATTGTGAAAGCCCGTTTGCCCGTCTGCCTTGCCAGTATTCCTTGTGACTCTGCTTCCGCTTTTCTTGGTTTTGTTGCTTTGATGAAATCGACATAATCTTTTACCTTACCTTGCCCCTCACGAATATTAAGCATGGCATCAAGCACAGCCGCCTGATCTGCTCCGAAACCTTCAGACTCATAATGATATTGAGCCGGAATTGTTTTTTCTCCACTACGCTCAGCTAAGTCTAAACGGTGGCGTCCGCTGATCACTTCTTTGCGCCCATCTTCACGAACCCAAATTTGAATAGGAGCAACGCCAGTTCTTTCAAACTTACCGCCTAATGGCTCAACAACACCTTTAACGTTAGCGCCTTCTTTGAATTGAGGAACGTCTTCACTAATGGTTATTTCTTCAATCGGTGCTTCAACAACTTCCTTGCCAACGATTTGTTGTTTAACTGGCTTTTCTGATTCCGGATCAGTGTCGGCAACGGGCTTATTAATCTCTGCACTGTACTCTTGCTTGAATGTTGGCTTAGTTGATTTTAATTCAGGCAACTCTTGCTTAGGTGATTCAGTTTCAACTTTTGCTCTCTCAGGCGATAGCGCTTCAATGGCTGCCTGCTCAGCATCAGGAAGCGAAGCATCAAACTCACTTTCGATTTGTGTTTCGATAAGCTTTTCTTGATCTCGCTTATTCATGCGATCTGCTACTGGCCCAGTTGCCAGTGACATAGTAGTACCAGCACCAGCGCCAATAATCGCACCTTCAACCATTCGATCTAATGCTTCGGCCAGTGTCATATCTGGCTTAATGTATCCTTTATCAATGCCAGCCTGTAAAGCTTGTGTTACCACTTCTTGACCTCCTTCAGTAACACCAGCCTTAGCTAAGTCGGTCAATACTTTACCTGTGGGTTTCATTAAGGTCATAACTGGAATGGCTGAAGGGATAGCTTCAGCCGCGGCAATAAGAGTTGAATACTTGTCTGCTTGCTGTGGGGTTAAACCTTCAAGGCGACCAGACTCATAAGCGCCACCTTTTGCTTGCGCCAACATCAACCCAAGCCCAATATCAGGACGGCGACCAACCATTGAAACACCTAGAGTTGGGATCATATTTATAATTGAACCAGTAATCGCCTCAGAATAGTAACCTGGCGATCCCTTTTCAAACTCACTCGGCTTCATTTCTTCCCTGGTTTCTTGGCTGATCTCTTTACCCTTATCAGCCAGCAAAGTTGAAAGCGGTTTGTTAGCTCTGGCGAAATTGACATAGTTATCATAGTCACCATTAAACATTCGCATACCAAGCGAATCTTTCTCTTGCTCAAACTGCTCTGGCGTCATCACCTCGCCTTGCTGCAACATACCAGCGACCTGAAGCTTAGCTTGTGGTAGTGCGCCCTCAAAACCTGAAACAATACCGCCGCCTATTTCAGAAAGCTTAGAACCGACAAGCTCTAACATGCTTTGCTCTTCAGGTGCCTTCATTGCGGCACCAGTGAAGCCGTCAATCTCTTGCGGCTTTTGTTGTGGCTGTAGATTGGAAGTGATAAATCCTGAACCGCTAACTGGTTGAGTTAATGGTTCTTGATCTTGAATTGGGTCGGTTGATACTGGTTCAATCTGTGCAGCCTGGAAACCTATCTTTTGGTTAAACTGCTCGACTGGAATATCTGAATAGTATTTATTATGAAGCGCAGTGACTAGCTGATCATCAGCCATATCATTATATTGAGGGTTTTGTTCTCTGAAGCTTTTTATGAACTCGCTCACGGCGGCTCTCCTGTATTAAAGCCCTAATTAAAGGGCTCGTTTATCATCGAATACCTAAAGGGTCATTATCAACTGTACTACCAGCGTCAGGAACTTCAAGCCCAAACATTTGAGCCGCTTGTTTTACCGCCTGTGATCGAGTAACGCCACCTTCTCGGAAAATCTTAGTTGCTTCGGTAGCAATTCCTTGAACCTTATTCCTAACAGTAGGATCTAGGTTTGTTATGTTGCCAGCCTGATCAAACAGACCTCCAAGTAATTCAACTGACTGACGATACATCAAACTTTCGTCAGCCGACTTAACGCCACCACCATCAGAACCAGTACCGGAAGTTTTAACCGGGCGAATCTTGCGCTCAACTTCACGGCCAGCTTTATAAACAACGTCCTCACCACCAACCTGAATAGCTTTAGGGTTTTCAAGTAGCTTATCCATTGCCATTGCTTTAGAGAGTGACATTTCCATGAATTGAGGATCGTATTTTTCTGGTAGCTTTGATTGCACTTCAGGAGAAACGCCCTGGTACATAAGCTGATAACGTCGAGCCTGTTCTTCAGGTGTTTTACCTTGAAGCACGTACCCGGCAAGTTGGCCCATTTCATCAACTGAACGCTGAGTTGCTTTAATTTTTCGGTCATCCATCTTGCTAACTGCATCAATGAACGTTGCGCCACCTTCAGGATCCAAAGCTAATAATTGTTGTTGTGCGCTAACATCACCGCCAACCGCTTTTTGACGTAGACCAGTAAGCAAGTTTTTACGTTCTAATGCTGCCGCCTCTTTAGCTGGTCGCTCTGCAATTTCTCGCTCAGTCTCATCAAGCTGAAGTTGAGATAATCGGTTTTTAGTACGAGCACCTTTAACCGCTTCGGTTGTTCGGTATAGATCACCTAGATCAATGCCATATTGATTAGCCGCCATTATGATGCCCCCAAAGTTTTATACATTAGCCAGTTTTGTGCCGCCTGGTTTCCAGCTTGAGCCATTCCTTGATAAGCCCCTGCTCTAGCTTGGCCTTGCTGTTGGTATCCTATGTTTTGAGTTCTACCAAGGTTTGAAAGAATATTTCCTTGAGTTTGAGCTAGGTTACTTGTTGCCTGAGCCTGTCCAGCAGCAGAAGATTGACCGCCTGAAGATAATCCAGAAAGCATATTAAACTTACGAGCTTTCTCATTTGCTTCACGCGCATAAGCATTGGCGTATTCTTGGCTTGCTACGTTTTGTGCGTAATCAGTTACGCCTTTTTGTTGTGCACCACTCAACAAGCGTCCACGCGCAGCGGCTGACTTATCAAGCGCATCAACACCCTGGTCCATTCTAAACTGATAACCTGGGTCTTTTGTTACATCAATGTCTCCAACCTCAAATGCACCAGATTGAACACCAGACCACATTTGATTTAATGCTTGCTCACCAACTTCGCGCCAAGGTGCAAAGTCTTCACGCTGTTGGTTAGCTAGCTCTCGCTGAAGCTCTCTATTTTCAGCCGCAATTCTCTCCTCGGCTTCCATTCCCTTTTGTGCCGCTTTGCTTTGTGATTTACCAGAAGCATAAGCAGAACCAGCCCCAACAACAGCAGAACCAATAACAGCCGCCGCAACTACTGACATAAATCCCCCTTATCAACGATAGATTTGGCGCACTCAGTTAATATAGCTTCATCGTGCTCTATTTGCTTCATTGCCTGTTCAAGTAAATGGTTAAACTCTTCCAACTCTTCAAATGATCCGCAAGTTAGAAACTCATACATTTCTTCAGGGTTGCGCTCTTCTGCACAGTGGAACGTGATCCAATGTGTATCTTCATGCGCGTAGCCTGCTCGCTTCTTCCCTGCTTTGCCTTCCATGATGTTCAATCCAGTAAGGCGCTTAACCTCACCGGTGTCGGTTGAAACCGAAATGTCGCCACTAAGCATAATATCGAAGTGATCAAACTTATGGATGCGACCAGTTAACAGTGTGCCTTTTGGAATGGTGATTTCACGCGCATAGATACCACCATTAAAGCGGTGGTTAACATCAATAGAAACTTGCTCCTCCTGAAGCATGGCCTGTTCAAGTGCGTTAATCTTTCCGCGCCGCTCAGCAATATCAATTGAAGATACAGCCGCAACAATTGCCAGTGAGCGCGATTCTTCTAGCTTTGTGTTTATCTCTTTCATGTTATCCCTATGGTGCTGTCATCTGGCCGGAGGCTTTACTCTCTGCCAGTAAGTTGTTAAGAACTGCAATAGCATCATTAAGATCTGAAGCTAATTGATTTATTGCTGCTTTGTTTTCGTTTGTTAAATCGGTTACTGATTGAGTGTAAGCCTGATCGTAAGCTGCCGGAGCTGCACCAATATCAGCGGTTGTAATATCAACCGTTGTTTGCACTGCGTCAGCAATATAAGCCATTCGATTAACTAGCCCAACCGTTACTTCATCAGCAAGGTCATTAAACCCAACTATATCACCGTTAGAACCGTGAGCCTCAAAAGCATTAACGTGCGAATCAAGACTGTTAGCAAGAACAGCAATAGCCGCCGCATTCGCCGCTATATCATCAGTATTCTGCGCTATAGCTAAAGCGTTTTGAATTATGGCTTCAGTATTGGCCGCAATATCTTCAGAGTTTTGAGCTATAGCTAAGGCATTAGCCTCAATAGCCTCTTTGTTAGTTGCTATTGCAATTATGTTAGCCTCAACAGCGGAAACAAGATCGTCAATGTCTTCAATGTTATCGTCAATTGAATTGCCGCCCTTATAGGCTACCCGGCGATACAGATCACGAAACCAAACTGACCAGGCGCGATTCATTAATCCGTTCTGGTCAATTAGCCTTACTTGAAGAGGCGGTTTAGATACAAGGTTTTCAGTTTTATTGTCAGCCATTAGCGCACTTCCACCCATGCCCCGCCAATATCAATAGGTATAGGATCTGATATTTCTACCTTAAACGTGAACTGCCTAGCAGCGCCAAAGCGGTTAACCTTGGCCCTTGTTAGGTACTCACCAACTTTACCAATTCGGCCTCGCTTAAAGCTTTCGCTGTATGTCTTTCCTGAGTCTTTCGAGAAGTAAACGCGCAATTCAGGATCGTCACCTTGCCCACGGATAAGGCCCACACCAGTACCCATATCAAACTCTAAGCTATCAACAGTTAGAAACTCACGCCCATTGTTAACAGTAGGCAGGACAAACTCACGAACAACAGGCTCACCGTCATCAGTGTAGAAGTTGCCAGCCATTTGATAGATTCGACCATTCTGAAAATCACCAACCAATGTTTTTGAGTCAAAGAAGATTGCATTGTTGGATTGATGGCGACCAAACTGATAAGACTGCCTAATGTGCCAAGCACCAGTTGAAATATCGTAACACCAGGTAATATCTCGACTTGGGATAGTTAGCACGTAGAACAAGTGACCTTCATCCTGGTACGTGTAGGCAAACGCATCACTTAGATCAACATCTTTAAGCGTCTTCTCAACAGCATGAGTGCTTATCCTTACTGGCGTGTAACCAGTCATTTGATAAACCATTAAGTCAGAACCGATAAAATAAACGGTGTTATTCTGCTTTGCTACTGAATAACGCGCCCCGCAACCTTTTTCTATAAATGCCCCTTGGTTACGCTCAAAAGGAAAATCAGAAGCGCCGGAGTTATACCAGACCTCTATTGTTTCGGTTCCGAATAGGAATATTTCACGGTGATCGCTAAGTATTGCGACAAGGTTATCAGGCTGGCCCTCCGCAGCTGCAAAGTCTAACGGATCAAAGTCAACATCAAGAAGTTCAGAAATAAAGAACTGGCCCGTCCCTTTGCGGTCAAACAGAAAGTAACCGTCTTGATAAGTAACTGTAGAAGCTGGATAGAAAGCTTCATGTGTTATCTGCTCTACTTTCTTTGTATTTGCGTCATAATAGAAGCCTTTGAAACCATCAACGACAACAACCTGAATTCCGTTGTCCTCCATAACAACACGGCCTTTAAGATCAACATCACCTAACTCCTTAAATGAACCATCCTTAAAAATTTCGTACATCTTTGAAGGTGTGACAGCAAAAACGCGACCTTTGTTATTATGAAGCCCAAGAACCGGAAACGTAGGAAGCTCGCAAAAGAATGCGAGCCCTGGGGTGTTGATTAGGTTAAACGGATATTTACCACCAACTGATGCGCGAGGATACACGTTAACAAGCAACTCATTGCCTGATATATCCTGCTCTGAAGTGTTGGCCGCAAGAGGTATCTCTCTTTGCATGTTATGGCCCCTGCTCAATAATATAAGTGCCGATACCTTTACGCTGAGTAGCAACAGCGCGGTCCATACCAAGCACAAGGTCGCGGTAGTTATTACGCTTCAGCCACTTCTTACCTTCAACCGCATGAGTGGCAATAGCCGCGCTTGGCTGCTTTCCCCATTCATCAGCAAGGTCTAAACAAAGGTTATAGATAAGCGCTCGCTCGTAACCTGGTGGAAGGTTAATCACTTCAGTTAGGCAAGCCGCC